CCCAACGTGCGCTGGGCACCGAGGCCGCCGTCTTCCGCGGCGAAGCGGCTGTCTTCGCCGGTCTCGCCGATGAGGTGGCCGATCCCGTCACCGCCTTCCGCGCTTTCGCCGCCGCACCCCGCGGCAAAACCACCCCCAGAGGAAAGGGCCCGATGATGACCACTGCCCCCGAAGACCATGCGCAGCCTGCAACTGCGCCCGCCGCCAGCACCCCGCCGGAACCGGCCCCGCCCGCGGCAGTCGCGCCGCCGCAAACCACAGCGGCCGCCATGTCGCCCGAAGCGATCCGGGCGGAGGCGGCCGAGGTCGCTCAGGTCTGCGCGCAGGCGGCTCGCCTTGGCATCCAGATCGATGCCGCAGACGCAGTCACCAAGGGTGTGAAACCCGAAGCGCTGCGCGCGAAGGTGCTGGCCGATCTTGCCGCGCGCAGTGATGCCGCGGGCATCATCGCCACGGCCCCGGCGGCTGGCACCAAGGAAAGCCCCATCGTCGCAGCCGCGAAAAAGTCGGCCGCCGCCTCGTGCTAACGCGCGCTGCCCAGATCGGGCGCCCCCCCCCAACATCCTGGAGACTGAACCATGCCCGTCCTGACGGAACCGCCCAGCATGGGCGATGTCCTCAAATATGAGGTCAACCCGAACTACACCCGCGAGGTGGTGACGCTGCTCGCGGGCATGCCCTATCCCGTCGGCGCCGTCCTCGGCCGCATCACCGCCAGCGGCAAATACAAGCTCGCGACCAGCGGCGGCACCGATGGCGCGCAGACTGCCACGGCCGTCCTCCTCTATGCCGTCGATGCGACATTGGCCGATGCCGTGGGCATCGTCGTCGCCCGCGGCCCCGCCATCGTGTCGCGCGCAGCGCTGGCCTACGACGCCACCGTCGATGATGCCACAAAGATCACCACCAAGATCGGCCAGCTGGCCGCAGCAGGCATCGTCGCCCGCGACGGCGTCTGACGCCGCTCACCCGGCCGCGCCAAACCCTTCATCCCCCGGAGCCCCACCATGACCCTCGTCCGCAATCCCTTCGACGCTGGCGGCTATTCGCTGGCCGAGATGACGCAGGCCATCAACATCCTGCCCAACCTCTACACCCGCCTCGCCCAGATCGGCCTCTTCCGCTTCGAAGGCGTCAGCCAGCGCTCGGTCATCATCGAGCAATACGAGGGCGTGCTGAGCCTTCTTCCCTCCGTCCCCCTTGGCGGCCCAGCCACCGTCGGCACCCGCGAGGGCCGGTCCATGCGGTCCTTCGCCCTGCCGTGGATCCCGCATGACGATGTGGTTCTGCCCGCCGACATCCAAGGCGCCCCCGCGCTGGGCGGCGCGTTCGATGCGGCCGATCCCCTGGTCGAGGTGATGAACCGCAAGCTTCTGCTGATGCGGCGCAAGCATGCCCAGACCCGCGAATACATGGAGATGAACGCGCTCCGCGGCATCGTGAAGGATGGCGCGGGCACCACCCTCTACAACTACTTCACCGAATTCGGACTGGCGCAGATCTCGGTCGACTTCGTGCTGGGCACCGCAGGCACGAACGTGCAGGGCAAGGTCCGTGAGGTGTTGCGCACCATCGAGGACAACCTTCTGGGCGAGGCGATGACCTCCGTCCATGCGCTGGTCAGCCGCGAGTTCTTCGACAAGCTGATCGCGCACCCCAAGACCGAGGAGGCCTACAAGTTCTACGCCAGCACCGGCGCGCAGCCGCTGCGCGAGGATGTGCGGCGCAACTTCCCCTTCGCCGGGATCCTGTTCGAGGAGTATTCCGGCACCGTGACGCTCTCGACCAAGGCCACCGAACGGCTGGTCCCGGCGAACGAGGGCATCGCTTTCCCGCTCGGCACGATGGACACCTTCACGACCTATGGCGGCCCCGCGAACCTGCTGGAAACCGCCAACACCATCGGCCTGCCGCTCTACGCCCGCCAGCATCTCGACGAGAAGGGCCGCTGGATCGACGTGATGACCGAGGCCTCGATCCTGCCAGTCAACAAGCGGCCCCGGCTGGCCGTCCGGATCCACAGCTCGAACTGACGGACGCTAGCCATGTCCTTCTTCGCCGCCGCCATGGACCGCATCTTCACCCATGCCTCCATGGCGGCCCCGGCCCTCTGGATCTCGGCCACCACCTCCGAGGAACGCCCGATCCGCATCATCCGCCGCGCCCCGGATCGCGTGACCGACTTCGGCGCTGGCCGCTTCGTCAGCGACACGACGGTGGTGGATGTGCGTGTGGCAGACCTGCCCGCCCCGCGTCCGGGCGATGTGATCGTCATCGGCGCAGACAGCCATGTCATCCAGGGAGAGCCTCTGCGTGACCGCGAACGGCTGATCTGGACGCTCGATCTGAGGCCAGCATGAAGCTGAAGCTCGAGATCAGCCCCGACCTCGCCGCCCTGATGCAGGCGGAAATCGCTGCCGGTGAAAAGGCCGTCACGACCGCCATGCGCGAGGCGGGCGCGGGCCTGAAATCCGCCTGGCGCGGCCAGATCACTGGCGCTGGCCTCGGCATACGGCTCGGCAACTCGATCCGGCTGGCCACCTATCCCAAGGGCAGCGAGAGCCTGAACGCAGCGGCGCTGGTCTGGTCGAACGCCCCGGTCATCGTCGGCGCGCATGACACCGGGCCGCTGATCCGGTCGCGCGACGGGTTCTGGCTGGCCATCCCTACCCCGGCCGCGGGCAAATCCACCCGCGGTGGTCGCATCACCCCCGGCGAATGGGAACGTCGCACGGGGTTGCGGCTGCGCTTCGTCTACCGGCGCCGCGGCCCGAGCCTGCTGGTGGCAGAGGGGCGGCTGAACAGCAAAGGACGCGCGGTGGCGTCCCGCGCGAAAACGGGTCGCGGGCTGACCACCGTGCCGATCTTCCTCCTCGTTCCGCAGGTCAAGCTGCGAAAGCGGCTGGATCTGGCGCGGGATGCCGAGCGGGCCATCGACGGCGTGCCGGGGCGGATCGCGGCGGGGTGGGTGGAGGCGCAATAGCCGAAAGCGATATCATCATCAAGGGACTTAGTTCCAAGGACTTCTCAAAATCGAGCCAAAGACCCACTGCAAAAAATATTTGTGAGGATTAGGCAGCCGGTCAGCTTTGTGATCTGAGAAATTCTATTAGGCCCGATGGGACTGAACCTTCTGAAATCGACTTCATCGCATCAGACCTCCCCTTGTTGGCACCCCTCCCAAATTCCGGATCATTACTAGTGATTGCAATCCCAATGTTTATAAGGCCTGTGCGTGCCGCATCCGTATTTCCGTAGTAACTCATCAAACCGCAGTGAAAAAAAGAACGACAAAAATCCTTAACCCCCCAAAGCAAGATCTTATGGGCATCCAAGCACCCGAATACGTATCCGAGTTCCCAAAGGTTGGCCGGGTTTCCACTGTGGGAAGCCATCACAGATTGAACCTTGGCGGGCGAAACACCTAGACAAGCAAGGTCAACCATTCGATCAAGATCTGCCTGTATTTTCGGATCATCCGTACGGGTCCCGTTAAGGTCGTTCAGATATATTGGGTCAAGATAATGATTGGTTTGAAAAGAGTTCAACCAATCAAAATCTCCCGACTTAGGTTTTCTCTTGAAGAACCCAAACATCAAAGTACCTCATCCGGCGTTCCCCAAGTGGCATGCCGTTTGACGTCAAAATTACCTTACGATGTCATGAGATCAAGCTTTTTCGTACCGATTGACGCTTGGCCTCGTGAAAACGCGAGTTTTCAAACTGGAGCATGATATGCCCACCACCCGCGAAACAGTCCTCGCCGCGCTGCACGCGCGGCTGCAGCCGCTTGCCGCCCTCACCCTGCGTGACGAGGTGCTGCCGGAGCGGATCCCGGCGGCGGGGCTGATCATCCTGCGCGACGGCCAACCGGGCGAGCCGGAAGTGACGCTGTCGCCCTTGCGCTATCACTACCAGCACCGGGCCGAGCTGGAGGTTGTCGTCCAGGCGGGCACCGGCCGGGCCAGCGCCTTCGACGACCTGATCGCCGCCATCGGCGCGGCGCTGGAGGCGGATCGAACGCTCGGCGGCCTCTGCGACTGGGTCGAACCAGAGGCCCCGGCCTCGGTCGACCTGCCCATCGAGGGTGCAGCGGCCTTGAAGGCGGCGGTCATCACCGTCGTCCTGCACTACACCACGACCGGCCCTCTGGCCTGACTTCCCCCACATAGGAGACCCCCATGGCACGCGCACACGGCGCGCGGGCGCAGATGGCGCTTGCGTTCGAGACGGTTTACGGCACCCCGCCCGCCAGCGGCTATCGGCTGATGCCCTTCGCCCGCACCACTCTCGGCGCGGAACAGCCGCTGTTGAACAGCGAACTGCTGGGCTATGGCCGCGATCCGCTCGCCCCCATCAAGGATGCCGTCACCGCCGATGGCGAGGTGGTGGTGCCGATCGATGTGGAGGCCTTCGGCTTCTGGCTAAAGGCCGCTTTCGGATCCCCGACCACGACCGGCACCACGCCCAAAACCCACACCTTCCAGTCGGGCAACTGGACCCTGCCGTCCATGGCCATCGAAGTGGCGATGCCCGAAGTGCCGCGGTTTGCGATGTATGCGGGCTGCGTGATGGACCAGCTCAGCTGGCAGATGAACCGCTCGGGGCTGCTGACCGCGACCGCCCGGCTGATCGCGCAGGGCGAGGCCATCGCGGCCACCACGGCCGCGGGCACGCCGACTGCGCTGGGCTTGCAGCGCTTCGGCCATTTCAACGGCGTGGTGAAGCGCAACGGCACGGCGCTGGGCAATGTCGTCTCGGCAGAGATCACCTATGCCAATGGCCTCGACCGGATCGAAACCATCCGCAACGACGGCAAGATCGAGGGCGCCGATCCCGGCATGGCGGCACTCACCGGCCGGATCGAGGTGCGGTTCGCCGATAGCGCCTTGGTCACGCAAGCCATCGACGGGACGCCCTGCGAGCTCGAGTTCGCCTACAGCCTCGGCGCGAACGCCAGCTTCACCTTCACGGCCCATGCCGTCTACCTGCCCGTCCCACGGATCGAGATCCCCGGACCCCAGGGCATCCAGGCCACCTTCGACTGGCAGGCCGCTAAGGCCACCAGCCCCGCCCGCATGTGCACCGCCGTCCTCGTCAACACCGTCACGGGATACTGATCATGATCCGACTGAACCTGTCGAACCGGCCCGAGTGGCTGGACCTGCTGCCCGGCCTGCGCGTTCTGGTGGCCCCCCTTACCACCGCGCTGATGGTCTCGGCGCGCGCCGATCCCTTGATCGACAATTTGTCAGACGCATCAAGCCAGGAGGACATGGCGCTGGCCATGGCCAAGGCCGTCGCCCGCCGCGCGGTCCTGGAATGGGAAGGCGTCGGCGACGATGACGGCAACCTCGTACCCGTCAGCCCAGCCGGGATCGACGCCCTGCTGGAAATCTGGCCGGTCTTCGAGGCCTTCCAGGCGCAATACGTCGCCCGCGGTCTGATGCTGGATCAGGAAAAAAACGCCTCCGCGCTCTCGCCGACTGGTCCTTCGGCGGGGGCGACGGCTACTGCGCGGCCTGCGCAGGCCCCTGCTCCGACTGCCCCGCAAGACTGAACCGGCCGCAAACCGTCGAAGGCTGGCAGGTCTGGGACCTGACCCAGCGCCTCGGTGGCCAGCTGCGCATCGCGCCGGGGGCGGTGATCGGATGGGACATGGGCGCTGCGCTTTCACTGGCAGAGGCGCTGGGCGTTAGCGCACTGATCACCGCCGAACTGCTGCCCGAGATCGAGGCGGTGATGGTGCGCAAACTCAACGAGCAGATGGAAGGACGCCGGAATGGCTGAGAAGAAGGTCTCCGTCCGCCTCGTGGCGGAGGGCGGACGCCGCGTGCGCGCCGAACTGGAAGGTGTCGGTGAGGCTGGGGCCCGTGGGCTCGGCCGCCTGTCGCGCGAGATGGAACTGGCCAACACCCGGCTGGCCGCCTTTGCGCGCCGGGCGGGGCTTGCCCTCGGGGCCGCTGCGGCCGCTGCCACGGCCTCGCTCGGGCTGATCGTTCGCTCGACGGCCGAGAGTGCCGCACAGATCAGGCAGTTTGCGCAGGTTGCCAATGCGACGCCGGAGGCGTTGCAGCGCTGGTCGGCCGGGGCGCGGACGGTTGGCATCGAGCAGGAGAAGCTGGCCGACATCCTGAAGGACGTGAACGACCGGGTCGGGGATTTCCTGCAGACCGGCGGCGGGCCGATGGCGGATTTCTT